GCAAAGCACCCTGTAGGATGGGGACTCTGGTTCGACCTTCGGGTCATAGACCATCTAGAGGAACCGTCCTAGACATAATCCCCAAAAGGATATGTCTCAGCAGACCCCCCTTCTGGGGGGACAAGCTCACCGACCTTTTTCCATGGAATGGAAAGGGTCGGTAAACCGGTCATGACCTCTTCGAGGACTGTACCGGTTTTCACAACCCCTCGGACAAAAATGTCCTCTTCGGGGAAGTGATAAAGCTCCGGGAGGACTTTGTCCTTCTCGAAAGCTTTCAGGATATCGTCAGTAGTTATACTGACGTCTCCTCGGTACGTTAGATCCCAGAGTTTCTGGTACCTACGTACAAAGCTCTCTGTATTAAATACAGTCGGCTTTTCCTTGCCTCCCAGCAGCTCGCTGAAGAGGTAAGGACGCATTATGATGTCTTCGACATCATGCCCGCGTAAGAAATTCCTGCTCCTTAGGCGCGTGAATTTCTGTTTGAGAGTTAGGTCCTTTTCTAGGCCTAACTTTTCACAAGCTTCATCCAGAGAAATTTTCTCGGCGAAGCTTAGAGCCATCGGAACTATAAGTTCCTTTGCTCTATATAGGAGGGACCCCTCATTGAGGGCGTATCCCCTATAAGAGATATTAGAGGTAAAGCCTCTAAATCTCTTAGAATCCTCGGTACTTAGTGTACCTTGGACATACTCCCGAACAGCCACCTTAGATGGCGGTGGGAGTTTGGAGACCATATCGGAATAATCCGATATCGTACCCATTCCTAGTCCACCCAAACATTGGGGGAGTAGGAGATGCCAATATACTCCTGAGGAGCGGCTTGGCATTAAAGAGCCCATTCTATTAAAGAATCGCTCTTTAACCATTGTCACCCATTTTGGGTCGGCGCCGGTAGTAGAGATCCAGTCTAGGTATGAACCTAGGCTCTTTCCCTTACCGACCGCAGTATTGCGGTCGTTAAATCCCTCATTACTCTTAGAGCACGGAGAGATTAATCTGAGTTTCACCGTATCTATCAACGGCGAAGCCAGGTATGACGATGATACGGAGTTCAACTCCTCCATCGTCCACTCGGTGTTCCGATACTGTCGGACATCGAGTATCCTCTCACAGTAGCGTACCGCTACTTTAGAGTAGGCATGCTTGTCGGGGGAGATAATCATCCCCCCGGCAAGCAACTGCTTCGTAATCTCATTAAGATACGGAACAGGTCCTACCGCAATGTGATCATCACCGGCGGTAGCAAAGCTCCTCCAGGGCACCTGGACGGGCTTAAGGAAGTCATACCCAAGATACTTGCGTATGGCGACCTCCTCAGCTGAGCAAACTGCTAAGGTGAGGAGGGTCTTCGCGAGGGGCTCCCCCATGAAGACTCCACGGAGAGATGACCAGATTGAATCTGTCTTCTCCGACATGCATAGACGTGGCTTAGCCATCATATCTATGCAGACCCCGCCGAGTGGGGATAAAAATCCCAACCCGGCGAGGAATCCTTCCAGGAGGGCTACTGCCACATCCTGGGGGATTGAGTCTGTTGCTGACTTTAAGTCAGACGACAGACAGGCGAAGTCATCCTTATAGAATGAACGTCGCTTTTGGATCGTGCGCAGAAACTGCCACGCATTCTCCGTCTTACTCATACCAGCTTCGGCTGGTGGGTAAGAAGCCAGATACCCACGAGTTATGTGGGCTAACGGCTGTTGGATCGCATAGGCCCACCATGGGCCCGTGGTAACGATCCGTGCCTTATTGCCAGGTTCCCTGACAGTAAGGACTCGGAGGGGAATCTCCTCCGACCAGGCCTGTTGCTCCTCTAAGAGGGCACATGCCAGGAGCTGATCACCTATGGCTTCATCAAAGCCAAGTTTGATCAGATCGGTCACTCCACCGATTGTTTCGATGGAGGGATCGCCAAACTTCTTTTCTGGCTCAGCCAGGAAAGGAGTTTCTCGACACCAGGTTCT